TCGCACTCGTCGGTCTTATCGCCGCCCTATGCGTAAGAAAACTGTTCCCGTCCCTAAGGCTCCGCGAACTGTCAAGTCGCGCTACTATGTTCGTAAGAACGCCTACGCCGTCAACCGCCTCGCCAGAGACGTCCGGTACCTGAAAATGGCTCAGTACGGTCATACTCAGAAGAACTTACACGTTCTTACCACTGATCTCACGCCTACCTCCACCCAACCTTGTCTGTGTGTTATTAACAATATTCAAGCAGACAACCCGGAATCCGGTTCCCTAGGCTCACAATGGTACCAAATCAATGATGCCGGTGCTAGCGAAATCGTTGCCCGTTTTGAGCGTAATGACAATTCCTACTGGGACCAGCAGAACGAAGATATCATCGATACAGGTATCGCGTTCCTCACCTCTATCAAGCTAACCTTCCGGATTTTCTGCGACCCCGATGCTGCCACACAGATTTCCAACAAGCGAGTCCGTATTGATCTGTTCAAGCAGCGTACCCGTGCTCTCGTCACCCCAAATACTCTCGGTGAGATTCAGCAGCTCCCCTCTGTTAATGCGCAGTCAAAGCTCTTTAACATGGCTACGCCTACGCTCAACAAATTCAACCCCGAGTATTTCACCCTCATTTCCACCAAATGGGTGTTCCTCAATCCCAGCAAGGTAAATAATGTGAACAAAGGTACTGGCGCCGCTCTCAAGTATGTCACCATGGATGTCCCTCGCAAGTATCTTGGCAGAGTTACCCAGCAGACCACCGTCCCCGACGTTCCCGGCGGTACTGACACCAACGGTATCGGCTGGCAAGTCCGTAACTTTCCGATCGCTCAGAGAATTTGGTGTATGCTTTCATCCGACGACACCAACACCTTCCCCAGTCAAGACCCGTCCATATCCATCACTTGCCAGCGCTATTGTTCCTGGAGAGACGGCGTCGGAAGTTCAGCACTGTAATTTCGTTTTTTTCGCGTCGCATCAGATTTCGGCTACCGTCGAAGAAAATGTTGACCTGCACCAAAGCTCATGGCTCCCCTCCAATTCGATGGCCAGCTGAAGCGTTTCGACATCACCATCCCCGACGAACAGTACCCCGCCTGGGAAGACCTCGCCGGCAAGCTCCGCGGCTGGTGCACCAAGTTCTGCTTCCAGAAAGAACGTGGCCAAAGTGGCTATGTTCACTGGCAATGCAGGGTCCAACTCATTCACAAACGCACCTGTTCCTCAATGCACACGGATGTTATGCCAGTCCTCCCCGGCCACTGGTCTGTCACCAGCAACGGCGTGCATCCCGGCCCCAAGGCCTTCTGCTATGTCATGAAGGAGGACACCAGGGAAGAGGGCCCCTGGGACGACACACACCTGATAGAAGAACGACCGCCATTGACGACTCAGCTGGAGCGCTTCATGGCGTTCCCTTTCCGTCCGTACCAACAACAGATCCACGACCTTGTCCAAGTATACGAAGAGCGCTACATCCACCTCATCTATGACAATGTGGGCAACGTTGGCAAATCAGTCTTCCTTGAGTTCCTCGAGTACCAGGGCCTCGCTTTCGAGATGCCTCCTCTCCGACATATGGAGGACATCATGGAGTTCGCACACTCCTTCCCCCCGAAACCATGCTACATCATCGATATGCCCCGTGGCATGAAGAAGGACAAGCTTGCCGACTTCTACTCAGGCCTTGAGTCTATCAAGAACGGCGTCATATATGACAAACGCTACACTGGCAAGAAGCGTCGTATGAACAGACCTGTTGTTATGGTCTTCACCAATACGCTTCCCGAATTCGCACTCATGTCCCGTGACCGCTGGCAGATATGGACCATGCAGCTTGACTACACACTTGTCAACACACCCCTCCCCACAGTAAACCCATAGAGATCTTACAAATCCCATGAATCCCGATCTCTAATAAAAGAAGAAAAGCCTAAGCGAGGGCTATTATTACAGGGCGAACGCCCGCTCCCGAGCAGCTTTTTCCGTTGCCGCCTAGTGGACCGGCCAGAATTTTTTTGTAGGCGCACTGCCAAAAGCACCATGCCTTATGGTCAACCCATGCGGCGAAGTTATGCTCGCACTCGTCGGTCTTATCGCCGCCCTATGCGTAAGAAAACTGTTCCCGTCCCTAAGGCTCCGCGAACTGTCAAGTCGCGCTACTATGTTCGTAAGAA